TTTACTTCCCAGCCGAGTAAAGACATACCAGCTTCAAATTTTTCTTCGATAAAATAATCATGACGGGCACGTTTATTTTGTGCGATGGTTCCGCCATTATGTTTCTTTACAACTATCTTGTTCATCTTAACCTTTTGAAAATGATCAATTAAATTCTAAATGGCTAGAGTGTTACCCGTTTAATTACCCGTTTTTAAACACACTCGACTTAAAAGAAAGCCTGCAATTAGCAGGCTATCATATCAGAATTATCTTTGTGTTTTTCGACAACTTTCTTAACACTTGATTCGTGCCAAAACACTTCTTTCTCACTTACCTTGATTGGTTGTGGAATTTCACCATTCTTAATCATGCGATAGAATTTAGTCCGGCCAATAGACATTAGCATCATAAACTCTTTAGCACGTACACGACGATCAATCTCCATTTACCCCTCCATCTCATTAAACTTCTTAACGATTGCTTTTTTGGCCTTCATCAAAAAGTACTCACGTTCATCTTCGTCAAACCACCCATCGCCTTGTGGCTCTTGAGAATACAAAATGGTCTCATCACCGCAATCAGGGTAATCAACTCGAAATTCGCCATGTCTTAAGCGTAGATATCCGATCTGTTGACCTTGAAAAACTGCAATGTATTGTTCAGGGCTTTCATCACATGTTTTGAGTAGTTCAACTTCATCAGTAGTCAGTAACATTTCACCCCTCCTTACTTTCCGCTTTTCCATCTTTCACGCCTTGCTCATAAATAAGCTGAAAGATTGGCTTCATAGTTACTAAAGCAGGCTTCATAATAGTTGCCATTGCAATGCCATAAACATCGATATTTACTTTGTTCATTTCATCCATAGAAACTTTGAAGACTTGCTCGAAACGTTGGTTTACTTCACTCATCCCTCAGCTCCCGATTCAACATCCAACAACATGCTGCCTTCCTCTGGATATTCGGTCATCCAAAAGTAATAGCCTTTGCCACTGTGCCCATCTTCAAAAAATTTAATAGTTAGTTCAGTTTCAAGTTGATCTAAATCATTTTCACCATCTGGATTTACAAATTCGAGAAGGCTTTTTAATTGGTGACCATTAAGAGTTATGCTCATTGTTCAGCTCCCGATTCGCTTGCTTCTTTTAGTGGCTTCCAATGAGTTACTTTTTCCTCAATAAAATAACTAGAATACTCATCACCAATGTAAGCCGTATTTGCATACCATCCTTCTTTGACATAACCGCAGCCGCGATCTTCGTCATAGTCATACCAATCATCATCACCATGATACTCTTCAGTGAACTTAGGAATAAAATGAGCCACCATTTGGTTTTGGTTTTTAGCTGGGTTTGCATCTATCAAAACAATCACATTTCGTAATGGCTCAGGCATGCGATCATCAACCGAAATCCATTCTGGCACCGCCTGAGCTTTGGCTTTTTCTAGCTCTGCTCTAAGTTTGTCAATTTCACATGCCGCATGGTGACAAATAACACGTAATTCATCTTCGTTATACTCATCGCTATGCATCATCATTAAATGACTGATTTCAGTTCCTTGATGGCTATCTCCATCAAAGACCCAAACAGCACCATCATCTTGCTCAAAGCGTAGATTAACTTCACTTTCCTTATTCAAATCTGTCATGTCGTCACCCAATTACTGTAAATTTAAAATTCTTTAAGTTAATAGCAGTCATCTTGTTGCAGTGCTGACACTTGGTTCTTGCTCTTTTCTTAAGCTCATCAAGGTCTTCACTAATCTGCTTTTTCTGCTCTGTAATCCTTGCTTGCTGGCTGGACCAATACTTCATAGTGTCTTTGATCCACATCACAGGATTTACTTTTGCTCCGCACTTCATGCATATAAGTTCCAAAGCTTTAGTGTCAATTTCAACTTGAGAATGTTGGCACTTATGCAGATTCGTTCTTGGGAAGGGCACTACGTTTTCTTCAACATTCAAAACAATGTGATCTTGAAAAGGGTAGTTCATGTTCCCTCTGTATTCTTGATCTGTCATGCTGCCACTCCTAATTTTGGTTTCCAATATTTAGCAAAGTCAGCTACTTCACGAACAAGAGCCTTAACATCTGATTCCATGTTTTGATATGAGTGCTGGTGTAATTCGTGGTAGCTCTTAATTTTTACTTCTGTTAAACCATCCACAACTTTATCTAAGCCTGAGTGTTCAAATACTTGGTACTTAAAGTTGTCGTATTGCTTAACTAATAAATATGCACGCCACTGGAATGAATCCATATATTTATCTGGATCAAATGCAGCAGTAAGCTTATGGTCAATTAGCTTTGAACTAGTCTCAGCATCGATTTTTGCAACCAAATCAACATCATCAAAAATCCGTGTGACATACTTTTGTTCACGAACATCACCAAGTTCTAGAGTCCCGTCTAGGCCTTCACTAATCAGAAAGTTAAACCCCATTTCTTTTGTGACTTCATAATTAAGATCATGTTCAAGAAGGGCATGAAAAGCTGTGCCGCACTTCATTGCCATATTCTGCGTCTTTCCTAAGAACAACTCTTTAGCAAGTTCCTCTGAGGTCATATCATCATTCGATATGCCCCAAAGGTAGCTATCGAGCATAGTTGTCGATAGCCTGATAATCATGCTGTTTGCTCCTGAGGTTGAACGCTAGCAAATGTCTTAGTTTGCCCGTCATAAGCAAACCCATATTGTCTAGCTTGCTCAACAGCTTTGTTCCACATCTGACGAACAAATACATGACCTTGTGGAAGTTTGGCTTTTAGCTCTTCAAAATCTTCAAGTGATTCGGCTGCTAGCACTTCTGAATCCCAATCATCCAATTCCTTTTGTGCTTTAGCCTGAGATTCACTAAGACTATTAATGTGGTTCTTAGCTTGATTTAGAATCGAATCAAGTTGATCCGGTTGTACATCTAAATCATTGAGAATAAGGTTTCCAATTGCTCCTGAGTCTTTCGCGTGAAATGCTGTGCTTGGTGCAAAATAGATAGCTTTTTGGGTTCCTTGTTGCCCTTGATGAGTTGTCATGTAGCCCATCATATCTGCAACCTTGTAGGCTTCTTTTTTACTTGCACCTACCATGTCAGGGCGAAAAATAATGTCGTCGCCTTTTTTATCTTCAGCAGTATGTGCAAGAAGGATTACATCTTTGCCAAAACTACGCAGAAGATTAAACCAGTGGGTGAATGTTCTATTTAAAGTGCCGTAGCCTTGAATTGATAATTCATTTGAATTACGACGGCAGTTTTTCTGATCTTTTACAAGATGCGCAATGATCACATCAAGCATTCGACCTGCTGTGTCTACAATTACTGTGTCATAACCTAAAAGATCATTTGCAGTTAATGATGAAACCTCAGACCAGTTATTAACCTGAACTGTGTCTTTACGGTATTTGCCTGCACGATGTGCGCCTTTATCAAAGTCAAAAAGGATAGGATTCTTAGCCGAGAAAGCTAAAGACGTTTTACCAATACCCGGATCACCATAAATAAAAGTAATTAAGGTCTCTACACGCATTGGCTCTTGAGCTGTAACAATTTTTAGTGCCATTTTCTAATACTCCGTAGACTGGCTTAAATCACATTACGATGTAGCTATAACAAACGGTGCATTGCCCATCGTTACTAACTTGCATCAGATCTTTGCAGCAAAAACACCATTCAAACTTGACAGGCTTTTGCTTCTTCTTGTTCTTTTTAGGAGCTTTCTTTTGCACTGGCGCATTCATAATCTTCTCCTAATTCCAATAACCACGATTAACTCGGCCTTTGCCTGAGCAATGAGGGCATGTTGTATCTCTGCCATATCTGTCTTGTGTAACACCTGTTTGGTAACAAGGCTTGCATGGCAATGTTGAGTGAAACCATTTTTCGTGTTTCGCCTGTTCAGCTTTAAGTTGTGCTAACTCAATCGCCTCAGGGTTATGGCTTATATACATTTCACCTGTCGATTCAGACTCCATTGATGCAGCACTTTCAAACTGTTTTGCCAATTCTTGAAGTTGATCTTTTTCAATCACAAAGCCTGCGTCACCAAGAATGGTTTCTGTGACGACTTCCCAATAATTTGTAGACATCACCCACCTCTCAACTCTTCATCTGCCAATTCTTCGGCGTAGTATTTAAGCTGCTCGTTTAAGTCAGCCACTTGCGTTGATGTAAGCTGAAATAAAAGGCCAATAGGTGTCTCTACATATTCAGTACCAACCACTTCAACATGTGTACGGTCATCTACTACGAGTTGGTCGTAAAACTGGTCCTTGCTGTCTTCTTGATTCATTAGAGAACCAACCACACGAACTTGCTTAGTAAAATCAGCAACAATTTTGCATTTCAAAGTTGCACAGCCACTTTCCAGTTCAAATGAAACTATGTTGTCATTAACTTCAAACTCACCAGACACTTGAAGCATTGGGAAAGAAGGGCATAGCAACTCAGGCTTGTTAACTAACATATTCATGAGTTAGTACCTCGAATCTTTCTGAGTTGCTCTACGACTTGCTTGATTTCTTCTTCGGTGCGCCAAATACCAATAAATGTATTTCCTTTATCACCATGAACTTCGTAGGAATAACGACGATAACCATCTGTTTTTCCGTCATCTAAGATGTAAACGTGACAATCTTCTTCTGGCTCAAAAGGCTTCGGCAGTTCAAGTTCAACCTTGATGGTTTGGGGTTTAAATCTAAACTTGAACTTTGTGTCTGGATCTAAGAACATGCCCAAGTGGTACTGTGACCAAAGGTTGTCAGTAATTGTTGTCCAACGACCGTATGGCTCATCATCATGTAAGTACTGAACAGTGCACTTGTGAACATTTGCTAAAGCAACGTCACCGCTAATCAAGGCTGGGTCTTGGGGTTGGTTGATTGGCTTAATGTCATGAGCTTCAACACATGCATCACTTTCTGTATCCCAACACAACTTACGATATTGCCAAGCGTAATAAGTGCCATCACTAGCCAAATACCAAGCTTCACGTTTCTTATCGATACAGTTGGCATCCTTCACATCATTCCGCTTCAACACAACAAGGTCGCGGAGTTTAGGGAGGGTGAGTTCTTGGCAAAGATCATTGTAGTAATCCCAATGCTCCATCGAGTCACAGCCAATCTCACCATTTTGAGTGTAGACAAAGCCAAATCGTTTGCTCTGTCCGTTTGAATACCCTAGTTGCTCAAACAACTCCTGAGCCTCTTTGCTCTCAGCTTCATCTTTAACTTTGATTTTGTAGTTATCCATGAGAGAGGCCCTCAACTTCACAATCTTCAATATGCAATTCACGTCTATTAAAAAAGGTGCTGTTATCAGAGATTCCAGTCATGCCTTTTTTCCACCAAGGAACTACATGACCAAAAACATCCCAAGTGCCATCCTGTCCGCCATTCAAGACAAGTTCGGCTGCATATTTATACAGATCATCAGATTTGGTAATGTCGTAACCGCAAGCATTGATTCCTTCAATGTCTTCAGCAGACAATTCTTGGAATTCATCTGGAAGTTCAATTTCAATTTGAGCTTCAACAGTGATCGTTACTAATTTTTTAATACCCATCCCTTCACCCCCTCAACCTGCACACGCACATACATGTTCTGTTTTGCTTTGAGTTCGTTGGCGTATTGCTCGTCGGCACAGCCTTTTAGGAATGCAAATACAATGAAGGTGATAATCCAGAAAGCTATGAATGCTTTCGAGCCATCACGGAAGGCTTGGCTAAACTTGTACTTTTCAATTCTTTGATTCATACTTATCTCACTCTTTGAGTAAAAGTCCCTGTCCGTCGAAAGCTAGGG